ATGAAATGGCGGCCCGCTGACTTCAAGCTGCAAATCCTGCCCGGCGATCAATGCGACATCGACGCCCTGTGCGGCGAGATCGTGGAGCGGGGCCTAGTCGTCCTGTACGGCGACGAGTTGGCCTACATCCCCACGTTCCTCGAGCACCAGAGCATCAATCCACGCGAACACCCCTCAAAGCTGACGCCTCCTGACGCGTGCCCCACGCGTGCTCACGCGTCAAATCCAGATTTGCACGCCCAGCGGGGAAAGGAAGGGAAGGGAAAGGAAGGGAATGCTCTCGCGCGAGCCCCGAGGCTTTCGCATGAGTTGCCGGAAGACTGGAAACCGAGCGACGAGGACCGATCATGGGCGGTACAGGCACGGCCTGATTTAACCCCGGCTCAGCTCGAAACCGAAACCGAGCGATTCCGCAACCACGCCAAGGCCAACAACCGCACGGCGTTTGCCTGGGGGCCGAACTGGCGGAACTGGGTTAGTAAGGCCCAACCGCCGCCTGCGCCAAAGCCACAACCAGGGCAGACACCGATCACAGCCCCGGAGCCGTGGGAGCAGCGTATGGCGGCATGGCGCTCCAAGAAGTTCTGGATGCCGATGTGGGGGCCTAAACCCGGCGAGCCTGGCTGTGCCGCGCCGAAGAACCTGATGGGGCAGGCGTGATCCCACCAGCCCCGCCCCCGCCGTTCGTCCCGTATCCACCGCCTCAGTTCACGCCGGAGCAGACGATCTGGACCCACGCATCCGCCCTGCGTATCCACATCCAGATCGAGAGCGAGCGCCGCCACCGGCACGACAAGGAGGTGGAGGAATGGATCGCAGGCATCCCGCGCCGCATGCTGCTGGGCGCGTTGCTGGCTGCCGTGCTCGGCGTTGTCGTGGCCGCTGTCGCCATTGCGCTGGTCTTTGGCCTCTGCAAGGTCGCCCCATGAACGGCCGCCCCTGGACCTCCACCGACACCCGCACGCTGGAAATCCTCAACGGCATCGGCTGCGATGACGCGCTTATTGCCGAGCAGACGGGGCACTGCACCGAGACGATCCAGCGCCACCGCGCCGCCCTGGGGCTGCCAACGGCCTACCGGGTTCGATACGATGCCGACATCCCCAAACCCTCACGCGCCGCTATCGAGGCCGCACTAAAGGAGCCCCGCAATGAGTGAGCGCAACGCCGGTTTCGTCGCTTCGGGCTCTGCAACTGAAGCCGAGCTATCGAGGCTTCTGTCTCTGCTACTTTGGCTGCATCTGCAGCCGGAAGAACCTTGCCGTCCAAAGGAAATGGCGTTTCTGGCGGCAGAGGTAGCGCACGCAATAGCGCCGTCACTCGATCCTCAATCTGCACGACGAGCGTTAGCAGCGTTGTCGGCTCTCATCCGAGAGTACGATGTCGATCCCGAATGTGAGTGCTGAAAGGCCCTTGACTTCCTAAGTCGGAACTTCCGCATTTAGGGAGCCGAACACCCCAGCAAGGGCTTCGGCATGGGCGACAAAATCGCCGCTAGTTTCAAACGCTTCGGGGCAAGTTAAATGCCCGCAAGAGGTCGGCCAGTTGGAACGCCAATCAAGGCGTGGGCCGAAGCGGTGCGACGCGCCACGCATAAGCTCGACCCCAAGGACAAGCGGAAGAAGCTCGATCTGCTCGCGGAAACCCTGGTTGCTTCCGGGTTGAACGGCGACATCACCGCCCTGAAGGAGATCGGCGATCGCCTCGACGGCCGCGTGCCGCAGGCGCTGACTGGCGAGAACGGCGGCCCAATCAGGCTGGGGGTTTCATGGCTGCAACCCAGCGCGTAACCATCCCCTACGCTCCGCGCCGGGTGTTCCTGCCGTACCACGAGACGAGCAAACGCTGGCGCGTGATCGTCGCGCACCGCCGCGCCGGCAAGACAGTCGCCACCATCAACCAGCTCATCCGCTCGGCGCTGACCTGCGACAAGCCCAATCCGCGCGCCGCGTACATCGCGCCGCTCTTTAAGCAAAGCAAGGATGTCGCCTGGTCGTACCTTAAGGAGTTCACCGCGCCGATCCCCGGCGCTGAGGCGAACGAGAGCGAGCTGCGCGTCGATCTGCCGAACGGCGGACGTGTGCGCCTGTACGGGGCGGATAACCCAGACGGAATGCGTGGCATCTACCTGGACGAGTGCGTGCTGGACGAGTTCGCGGACATGCGCCCCCGTGTGCTGCCCGAGATCATCCGGCCGGCGCTGTCGGATCGTCGTGGCTGCCTTACCATCATCGGCACACCGCGCGGCCACAACGATTTCTACAGGACGTGGCAGACCGCGCAGAACGACAACGACTGGTACAGCGTCACGCTGAAGGCATCGGATACGGGCCTTGTCGCGGCCGAAGAACTGGCTGCCGCGCGCAAGCTCATGTCGCCCGAGCAGTACGAGCAGGAGTTCGAGTGCAGCTTCGAGGCGGCGATCCAGGGATCGTACTGGGGCAAGGAGATCGCCGCGGCCGAGCGCGAGGGCCGTGTCTGCGACGTGCCGGTCGATCCCGACGCGCCGGTCTGGACGGCGTGGGACTTGGGACGCCGTGACGCCACGGCGATCTGGTTCTTCCAGCCGGTCTTCGGCGGCGTCAACGTGGTCGATTTCTACGAGGCCACGGGCGTCGGCGCGGCGCACTACGCCGACGTTGTGCTGGGCAAGCCCTACAAGCTCGGCCCGGCCTTGATGCCGCACGACGCCAAGGTTGTCGAGTGGGGCTCGGATCGCAGCCGCATCGAGACGCTGCAACGCCTGGGGCTCAAGCCCGAACTGATCCCCGATCACGGCCTGATGGACGGCATCAACGCCGCCCGCCTCACGATCCCGAACGCGCGTTTCGACAAGACGAGATGCGCCGACGGCCTCGAAGCGTTGAAGCAGTACCGCGCCGACTACGACGAGGAGCGGAAGGTTTTCAAGCCGGTGCCGCGCCACGATTGGGCGAGCCACGCGGCCGACTCCTGGCGCTACCTGTCGATCGGCTGGCGCGCGATGCGGCAGTCCATGCCCGAGCCCAAGCGGCAGGTTGACGCCTACATCGGCACGGCGGACGGCGGCACCGTCAGCCATCTGACGTTCCGTGAAATGATCGAGCGCCGCACGCGCAAGAGGCAGGAGGCCGAATGAGCGATCCCCGCGAAGCCTCCGGCACGGTTGAAACCAAGGCCGACTTCCAGAAGTCGCCCCAGGATTTCGTCAAGCACTGGCTGCAAGCGATCAACCTCGCCTCCGACGAGGAGAAGGACTGGCGCGAAGACGCCGACAAGGCGCTGGAGCGTTACAGCAAGACAAAGGCGCGGGCGTTCAACGTCCTCTACGCCAACACCGAAACCGTCGTTCCCGCGCTGTACAACAGCGAGCCCCTGCCGGATGTACGCAGGCGGTTCGGGGACGGCGACCAGAACAAGACCGTGGCGAGCGTGCTCGAGCGGGCGGTGTCGATGCAGGCCGAGCTGTACGGCCTCGACGCCTGCATGCAGGCTGCCGTGCTCGATCGCCAACTGCAGGGACGTGGCGTGACGCGCCTGCGCGTGATCGACGGCCCGAACGGATCGAAGCACATCGAATGCGAGCCGGTGGCGTGGGACGATTTCAGGCGCGGCCCGGCGAAGCGCTGGCGCGATGTGCCGTGGGTGGCGTTCCGCCACAAGATGACCCGCGAGGAGCTGCTTGTGATCAACCCCGACACGGGGGCGAAGGTCGAGCTGGACGCGGTGATCGGCAGCGACGAGGACAGGCGCGACAAGGACAAGATCGCGGATCAGTTCAAGCGCGCGACGGTGTGGGAAATCTGGGACCGCGCCGAACTCAAGGTCTATTTCATCGGTGAAGCCTACGAAGACGGGCCGATCTCGGTCGTGGATGACCCCTACAAGCTGCGCGAGTTCTTCCCGACCCCCGAGCCGCTCTATGCGGTGAAGCGCACCGATACGCTGGTGCCGGTGTGCCAGTTCACGCTTTGGAAGCCTTTGGCCGACGAGGTGGACAACCTGACGGCCCGCATCGCGGCGGTCATCAACGTGATGAAGCTGCGCGGCCTGTACGACGGCGCGTTCAGCGAGGTCGTGAGCAAACTCAAGGATTTGCAGGACGGCGATCTTGCGGCGGCCCCGGATGCGGCGCGTGCCATGCAGCAGGGCGGGATTGAAAGGGCGATCTGGATTTGGCCCGCCGACATGGCGGCGAAGGTGGTCACGGCGCTGTACGAGGCCCGCGAGCAGGCCAAGCGGCAGCTTCACGAGATGACCGGCGTTGCCGACATTTTGCGCGGCAGCACCCAGGCGAGCGAGACGGCGACGGCGCAACAGATCAAGGCGCAGTGGGGCAGCCTGCGCCTGCAGAACGCCCAGCGCGACGTGCAGCGGCATGCCCGCGACCTCTTCCGCATGCTGGCCGACCTGACCGGCGGTGTGCTGGAGCCGGCCGAGATCGCGGCGATGGTCGGGCCGGAACTGGCCCAGCAGATGACGCCCGAGCTGTGGGCGCTGTTGAAGAACGATTTGCAACGCGAGTTCGTGATCGAGATCGAGACGGACAGCACCATCCGCGCCGACCTGACGCGGGCGCAGGAGAACGTGGCGGGCTTCGTTCAGGGCTTCGGGACGTACATCCAGTCGGTCGGCCCCGCGGTGCAGGCGGGCATGATGCCGGGACCGGTGGCGGTGAAGCTCCTGATGGCCTTCGCGCGCAACTTCAAGCTGGGCCGCGAGGCCGAGTCGGCGCTGGACGAGTGGGTCAAGTTCCTCGAGCAGCAGGCGCAGCAGCCGCCCAGGCCGGACCCCGCGGCGGAAGCCGAGAAGGCCAAGACCGAAATGGAGGCGCAGCAGGCGCAAGCCGAGCACGGCATGAAGATGGCCGAGATGCAGGGCAAGGCGGCGCTCGGCCAGCAGAAGCACCAGCTCGAGATGGCGAAGCTGGGCGCGGACGTGCAGGCGCAGCAGGTGACGGCCGGACTGCAACAGCAGCAGCTCCAGGCGAAGGTCGCTGCGGCCAACATGATGCCGCTACGGCCGAACGGGGCGAGCAATGCTTAGGCGCATATTCCTTGGCTCCACCGCCGCTGTTTCCGTGGCGACCAGCGCGGGGGCGAACACCGCGAAGGCGACTGCCCCCGAACGCCCAGATGGCGTCTACGCTCTCGCGGGAGAGGAAGTCACCTGTGAGAACGAATGCGGCGCAGTCGTCGGACGCTTTGTCCGTGACACGCTTCGGAACGGCCAAGTCCGCTCGGCGGATTTCATCTTGGCCGACGGCAGGCGACCAAGACAAGGCGAACTCTTACCGCGCTGCCCAAAGTGCGGCGGTGCAGCATTCAGGGGGCTGCACGGAATCAACGCCCATTTTCGTGGTGGCTGGCGATGACCCGCTACCTCTGGACCGGCGACGGCTTCGTGAACCGCTCGACCGGCGAGCCCATGCAGGCCCCCGAGCGCATCGCGCGGCCCTTCGTGATGAAGGATGTACAATACGCCTCGCCGCTCAGTCGCAAGATGGTCACGAGCCGCAGCCAGCGCCGCGAGGAGATGAAGGTTCACAACGTGCGCGAGGTCGATCCGAGCGAGTTCACGCCGACGTTCGAGAACAAGGATCGCGCCCGCCGTGAGCGCGCCGACCACGAGCCCCGGAAGAAGCCCGATTGGGACACCGGCAACTACCATCGACCCTCCCGCGCCGATCTGCCCAAGCGGATCGAGCGCACTCTTGCCCGTCAACCGTGAGCGGTGATAGACTATGAGCGACACTGAGATCCAGACTGAGCAGTCACCGGCCCCGGCGGCCCCTGCGGCAGAAGCACCCGCAGCCCCGGCCGAGAAGGCACCGGAGACGTTCAGCGAGACGCTGCATCGGGTGGCCCAGCAGGCCACAGCCAGGATGGTGCGCGGCGCAGACGGAAGGTTCCAGGCGAGGGAAGGCGCGGCACCCGCGACACCCGCCGTAGAGTTACCCGGCAGCCCCACGGCTGCAACGCCCGAACCGGCACCGCCGGCCATCGAGGCGCCGCAGTCGTTGCCGGACGTCGTGAAGGCTTTGTGGCCTTCGCTTCCACGCGCGGCCCAGGAAAACTGGAGCAAGCGCGAAAGCGAGGCGCACAGGAAGATCACGACGGACGGGGAGCGGCTCAAGTCACTCGACGCGGTTGAAGCCGCGATTGCGGACTCGGCTCAGTTCCTCAGCGAGCATCGCATCCCCAAGCCGGAGTATATCCGGCGACTGGCGGTTGCCGATCAGATGCTGAGAGCGAACGGCCCGCAGGCGCTGGCGCAGATCGCGCAGATGTACGGCATCGACGTTAGAGCCGCGTTCGCCACCCCCGGCTATCAGCCGGACCCCAATAACGCGCTTTCGAGAGAGATCACCCAGCTCCGTTCCGAGATCGCGTCCCTCAAGTCGGACTCAGACGAGTCAAGGATCAACGCGGGCCTGCAGATGATCGACAACTTCCGCAAGGACAAGGCTCACTTCGATGAGGCCGTGCCCATGATGGAAAAGATGATCGCTTCAGGTGTCGCGAAGGACTTGGCCGAGGCTTACGACATGGCAATCAACGCCGACCCCGGCATCCGGGCCAAGCGTGAAACCGAGGCGAAGAAGGCGGCCGACGAAAAGGCCGCCAAGGACGCCAAGGAAAAGGCCGAGAAGGACGCACGTATTGCCCCGCTCGGGAGGCGGCCCGGCTCCGTGCCGACCGCACCCATCAAGGGCAAGACGATGTTCGACACGTTGCGGGCTACGGCGAAATCAATCGAGGCGCGGAGCTGATCTAGAAGGATCTACCGCAAATGGCTTCCGCCAACAGCACCTTCACGGAGATCGTCACCACGACGCTCCGTGAGCATCCGTCGGCCATCGCCGACAACACGAGCGACCACAACGCCCTGCTGCGTCGTCTCAAGGCCAAGGGCAACATCAAGAAGATCGACGGCGGATACGAGATCGTCCGGCCGCTCGATTACGCCGAGAACTCGACGTTCCAGCGTTACTCCGGCTTCGACACGCTGAACGTCGGCGCGTCGGAAGTCCTGAGCGCGGCGAAGTTCGACTGGTGTCAGGCGGCGGTTCACGTCGTCGCCTCGGGCCGCGAACTCCGCATGAACTCGGGCTCCAACCAGATCGCCGATCTGGCCGAGGCCCGGCTCAAGAACGCGATGCGTACCGCCGCGAACTACGGTTCGATCGACGTGTACGGCTCGGGCGCGCTGACCAACCAGATGGGTGGCCTCGGCCACATCATCACGTCGGACGGCACCGGCACCGTGGGCGGCATCAACAGCTCGACCTACACGTTCTGGGCCAACCAGTTCTATGAAGCGCCGAGCAGCAACGCCGTCACCGCATCCAACATCCAGACGTACATGAACACGCTCTGGCTGCGCTGCGTCCGCGGCACCGACAAGCCCGATCTGGTCGTGTCGAGCCACGACTTCTTCGCGCTCTACTGGAACTCGCTGCAGAGCCTCCAGCGTTTCGCTTCGGCGGACGTCAAGGCCGGCGCCGGCTTCCAGGAGCTGAAGTACGTCAACGCCGACGTGATCTTCGACAGCAACAGCAACTTCTCGACCACGGCCGAGAAGATGTATTTCCTGAACACCGACTACCTCGAAATGGTCGTGCACCGCGACGCCAACTGGTCGCAGGACGACGAGAAAGTGTCGGTGAACCAGGACGGCGTGGTGATCCCGCTCCTGTGGATGGGCAACATGGTCTGCAGCAATCGCTCGCTGCAGGGCCTGCTGCTCGACGCCTCCTAACCCATAGCCAGAAGGAGACAATCACATGGCTACTCTCTTTGGCGTCCGCCTGACGGACACCTACACGTCGGCCGAACTGACGGCGCGCGGCTTCGCGGCCGGCGTCGTTCACGAGGAGTACGACGGCAAGAAGTACAAGCTGTACCTCTACAACAGCGGCGCGGGCTCGGTCGCCGCGGCTGCCGGCAACGTGGCGTACATCTACGCTCCGGGCGGCACCTCGGCGGGTGCCACGACCACGATCACGTCGGACCTGTCCGACTCGAACGAGATCGGCGCGGGCGTTCTGCAGGCGGTCATCGCATCCGGCTCGTATGGCTGGGTGCAGGTGTCCGGCCCGGCGACGCTCACCACGGCCCTGACGGCAGGCGCGGACGGCGATCCGCTCACGCCGTCCGGCTCGACTGACGGCACGCTGGACGTGGTGGCATCCGTCACCGATCCGGTCTGCGCCTATGCAATCGACGCATCGGCGAAGATCGTGATGTGCAACTTCGCGCACTGATCGCAACGCTACCCCGGAGGGGCTTCGGCCTCTCCGGGTCTTTTTCCTTCAGCCGCCAGGAGGCCAGATGCCGGAATCGACTGCCACGCCGAACGACCGCGATACTTACGCGGTTTACGTTCTCAGGATCGAAACCGAACACAAGGCCGGGCCTGACGGCAACCTCGTCGCTTTCGACCGCATCACGCTCGGCAAGAAGGGCTCCAGCAACTACGAACAGCCCTGGGACGCCGCGCGCCTGAAAAAGAGCGACCCCGGCCTGTGGGCCAAGGTCGAGCCGATCTATGAGCGGTGGAAGAAGGATCAGGTCATCGCCACCGACGGGCACCCGCTTGAGGCATGGGCCGCGATCACACGCGGCCAGCTCAAGGCGTGCAAGGATCTGGGCCTGCGTTCGGTCGAGGACGTGGCGAGCGCCACCGACGCCACGCGCATGCGGCTCGGCATGGGCTCGCTCGAACTGATGAAGCAGGCCAAGGCGTTCCTTGAAACCAAGGCATCCAGCGCGACGGCGAACGAACTCGCCACGCTGCGGACGCAGGTCGAGGACATGAAGGCGCAGTTGGCCGAGGCGCAGGCGACCAACAAGGCGCTTTCCGAGTCGGCCGCCAACACGCCGCGCAAGCCCGGCCGCCCGCGCAAGATCGACCTGACGAACATCGCATCGGAGGCAGCATGAGTGACCAATATGACGCGCTGGCGCGGCTGATAATGAGGATTGGCCCAGGCAAGTTTCCGGCGTGGGCGCGGCCGTTCACCGGCCTGACGAATGACGTGGGCGACGGCACGCTGCCGCCGATGGAAATGCCGCAAACGCGGCTTGCCAGGCTGTACGGCCCGCTGCATGCCGGTATCGGAAACCAGGGCTACGGCGGCCCCGAGCCTGCGGCGGGTTACATCCCGCCGTCTCCGTCGCCGCCACCCATCGGATATGAAATGCAGGGCATGCCGCCGCTTGCCGCGCGGGTGCCCCCGCAGGTAGCCCCGACACCGGCCCCGCTCGCGCCGCCGCCGATGCCGTCCGCCTCGATGGACACGGTGCCACCCATCGGATTCGAGATGCAGGGCATGGCCCCGCCGCTCGACCGCTACGCCGAGGCCGAGCGCCGCTTGCGGCCGGAGTGGCTGACCAACCAGGGCAACTTCAGCAACCAGCAGAAGTGGTGGGACTGACATGACGCTGCTGTCGATGGTCGGCTCGGCGTGCAAGCGGATCGGCTTGCAGACGCCGAGCGTTGTCGCCACGGCGACGGATGCGACCGTGCTGCAGCTCCTTGAGTTCGCCCAGCAGGAAGGCCGCGAACTGGCCCGCTTTGGCGACTGGCGAGCTTTGCGGAAGGAAAAGACCTTCACCACCGTCGCCGCTGAGACGCAGACGGACACGCCCATTCCCACGGATTTGGGCGCGTTCATCGATAACACATGCTGGAACCGCAGCAACCGGCTTCGCCTGTACGGCCCCGCCACGCCGGAGGAATGGCAGAGGTGGAAGGCCGCCAGCTCGTTCCCCATCACGGGCACGTTCTACCTGCGCGGGACTTCGTTCCTGATCCAGCCGACGCCGACGGCGGGGCAGACCATCGCCTACGAGTACCGTTCAAGCCACTGGTGCCAGTCGTCCGGCGGCACGGCGCAGGAATATTGGGCGGCCGACACCGACACCGGGCTCCTGTCCGAGCGCCTGATGGGCATGGGCATCATCTGGCGCTACAAGCAATCGCGCGGCCTCGAATGGCAAACCGACTACGACAAGTACATGTTCGAGGTCGGCGAAGCCCTGGCGCAGGACCAGCCGCGGCGCACGATGGAGCTGGGCGGCGAGCGCATGGCCTACGGCATCACCGTGCCCGAAAGAAGTTGGAACCTCTGATGCTGGTCCGCCGCCAAGCCCGCACGCGGCCGGCAATGGCGACGACGCAGTTGCCCGCCCCGACGCGCGGCCTCAACCTGCGCGACGGCATCGCCTCGCTGAAGCCCGACGAGGCGCTGATCCTCAACAACTGGTTCCCGCGCGAGGGCTACTGCCAGCTTCGCGGCGGCCATAGCAGCTACGCCACGGGCTTGGGCTCGACCGTGCAGTCCATCCTCGAATGGTCCGGCCCCGCTACGCGCAAGATGTTCGGCGCGACCGCCAGCGCCATCTATAACACCACGTCATCTGGCGCGGTCGGCGCGGCGGACCTGTCGAGCCTGACAAGCGGCTACTGGCAGAGCGTCAACTTCACCACGGCAGGCGGCGCTTTCCTCGTCATCTGCAACGGCGCGGACAGCGTGCGGAACTACGACGGCACGAGCTGGACGACGCCCAGCATAACCGGCGTCACCAGCGCCGACCTCATCAACGTCGCCTCGCACAAGTCGCGCCTGTGGTTCGTCCAGAAGGACAGCACGAAAGCCTGGTATCTCGGCACCAGCTCGATCAGCGGCGCGGCGACAAGTTTCGAGCTGGGCGAGCGGTTCACGCTGGGCGGCGCGCTCCGCGCCATCGGCTCGATCAGCACGGATGCGGGCGACGCGGGCAGCGACGACTACCTTGCCTTCGTTTCGTCCAAGGGCGAGGTGGTAGTCTACCGGGGCACGGACCCGTCGAGCGCGAACACCTGGGCGCTGGTCGGCGTCTATCGTTCGGCCCCGCCCATCGGCCATCGCTGCCTTGCCAAGATCGGCGGCGACCTCGGGCTATTGACCGAGGGCGGCATCGTGTCCGTCCGGCAACTGATCGCGGGCGGGCGTGACGTTGCCGAGCGCGGCGCGGTGACGGCCCGCATCGACAAGGCCATTGCCGATGCCTTCACCAGCTACGGCAGCGTCACCGGCTGGCAGATGATCGTTCACCCGCGCACGCGGCAGGCGATCTTCAACGTGCCGACCTCGACAACCGAAGCCTACCAGTACGCCATGAACGTCAAGACGGGCGCGTGGTGCACCTATACGTCGCTCAATGCGACATGCTGGGGAACCTTGAACGAAAGCCTGTATTTCGGTTCGTCGGCCGGGACCGTGTGGAAGGCCGAGGACGGATCGGCCGACAACGGCGCGGCGATCACGGGCGAGATCAAGTACAGCTTCCAGCCCTTCGGGGCCAGGGGCGGCGTGTCGCGCATCACGCAGGTCCGGCCTTTGTTCACGGCATCCGGCCGCGTCGTGCCGGCGGTGCGGGTTGATATAGACTATCAGAACACCACCCCGACCAGTTCGGACGAATACCCCGTAACGTCGGGGACGCTGGGCTCGGCCTGGGATGTTGGCCTGTGGGATGTGGCGACCTGGGGCGATAACAGCCAGCTCTTTGGCGATTGGGTTGCGGCGCAGGGCATCGGCACCGTGGCGAGCGTCCATCTGGTGACGCGCACGCTTGGGATCGAAGCCAAGCTCAATGCGGTTGATGTGCAATACGAGCGCGCCGGGACGCTGGGCCTGTGAGCGACACGCGCTTCGTCACAGGCGACGGCGACGGGCTCACCTACATCTTTGGCGAGGACGAGGCGCTTGCCCGCGCCGCCTGCAGCCGCATCCCGTGGGGCTTCTATCACCCCGGCATGATGGCGGTCGGCGTGGCGACTGGCCCCGACCTCCTGAAAGACAAGCTTTTGTGCGTGTGCATCTATCACACCTACCTCGCCCCCAAGGAAATCGCGGGCGAGACGTGGTTCAATTCCTGCGAGATCGGCTTTGTCGCCTTCCGGCCCGCATGGGCCCGGCGCGATACCATCCGCAACCTCTTGAAAGTTCCCTTCGATCAGTACAAAGTAGAGCAGGTCTTCGTTACCGTCCCCTCCATCAACGACCGGGCGATCCGGTTGGCGAAAGGGATCGGTTTCACGCCCCGCGGCACCGTCTCGAGGTACTACTCCAAGACCGTGCACGCCTGCGTCTTCGGACTGCATCGCAATCAGTTCAAGAGCCCGCAATTCCTGCAAAGGAAGGGCGAGCAGAACGGCAGGCCGGAACATGAGCGGAGGCAAGGGCGGCGGCAGCTCGCCACCGCCAGCACCTGATCCCAGCGCGGTAGCGCACGCGCAGGCGGCGGCGAACGTCAACACGGCGATTGCCCAGAGCTATCTCAACAACGTCAACCAGGTCACGCCGACCGGGAATCTGACGTATGAGAAGATCGGCACGACGACCGTAGACGGGAAGGAAGTGCCGCAGTGGCGGGCGACGACCGCGCTTTCGCCCGAGCAGCAGCGCATCTTCAATACCGTGCAGTCCGTGACGCAGGGCACGGCGGACCTCGCGCGAGATTACGCCGGCCGTATCGCAGATGCGACCAGAACGCCGTTCAGCTACGAGGGCATGCCGGCCGCGCCGCAGTACAATCAGGCGTACATCGACCAGGTACGCAATCAGATTCTCGCGCGCAACCAGCCCCAGCAGGATCGCGATCTCGCGATGCTCGAGCAGAAGCTGGCGAGCCAGGGCATCGGCCGCACGAACGAGGCGTACACGGCGGCGATGGATCAGTACAACCGGGGCGTCAACGACTTCCGCCTCGGCGCGGACGTGCAGGCGGGAAATATGGCAGCGCAGCGGTTCGGTCTGGAGGATACCAGCCGCAAGAATGCGATCACCGAAGCGCAGGCGCTCAGGACTCAGCCGATTTCGGAAGTGGCGACGCTGCTCGGGACCGGGCAGGGCGTGCAATACCCGCAGTTCACGCCGACGCACAATTACCAGGTCGCGCCGACCGACGTGGCGGGCATCTACGGCAACAACTACGCCGCGCAGATGGCGGCATGGAACGCGCAGAACCAGGCCGCGCAGCGCGCGAACTCTGGACTCCTGTCCGGTTTGTTCGGGCTTGGCAGTTCGTTCCTTGGCGGCGGCATGGCCGGCGGGTGGAAGTTCTGATGCGCCTAGATGTCCAAAGCGGAGACGTCATGCAAGGGGGGCACGCATGACCATCCTCGACGAAACCGGCTCGCCCTATACCGGCCTCGCCAGCGTGCTCGGCCGCCGCCGCAACCCCTACGATTTGCGCCGCAACTACGGCTACTCGCTCCTGACCAAGAGCATGGCCGAGCAGCCGATCGACCATCCCATGCAGGGCGTGGCGCGGCTGGCGCAGGCGCTGGTCGGCGGCTGGATGACCAACAAGGCCGACCGCGACGAGAAGGCGGCCGAGGACAAGATGATCGAGCGCATCGCCGCGGCCGGCGCAATCGCGGACCCGCAGGAGCGTCTGAAAGCCTACACCGCGATCAACCCGGAAATCGGCATGCGCTACAGCGCCCAGCTCGCCGTCGAGCAGGCGAAGCTGCAGGAGCAGCGCCGGGCGTTGCAGGGCGCGGACCTGTCGGCCGGCTACGGCTTGCCGCCCGCGAGTTCGCCGCCCGGTTCGCGCGAAGAACAGGCGATCTCCGGCATCGAGAGCGGAGGCCGATACGATGCTGTCGGCCCCGTCGCGAACGCGCAGGGCAACCGCGCCTATGGCAAGTATGGGGTAATGGACTTCAACGTCGGGCCTTGGACTCAAGAAGTGCTCGGCAAAGCAATGACGCCGCAGGAGTTCCTTGTAAACCCGCAGGCGCAAGACGCCGTGTTCAAGGCGAAGTTCGCCCAGTACACGCAGCAGTACGGTTCGCCCCAGGCCGCCGCCCGCGCGTGGTTCGCCGGGCCGCGGGGCATGAACAACCCCGACGCCCGCGACGTGAACGACATGACCGTCGCGAACTACGAGCGCAAGTTCAACCAGATCTACAATGCCGGCGTCTCCAACAACGCGCCTCAACCGATCACAACCCCGAGCGCCCAGGTTGGCCCGTCACCGGCACCCGTAGCCCAGCCTCCCGCGCCGTCGCCGCAGATCGTGGCGCAGGCCGCGCCGCCGCAGGGCATGCCGCAGCCGCCGGTCTATCCCAACGTGCCGCGTCAAGAGCCGACGGCGGAAATCATCGCCCGGCACAATCGGATTCTCCGCAGCGGCGGCTACGGCCCGAACTTGGCCGAGGCGGAGGTGCGTGCCCGCGCGGCGATTGAGGATGAACTCAAACAACTCCAAACGCGCAAGCAAGAAATAGCGAAAGCGGAATACGACCGAGAGC